CCCACACTCCATATGCTGCCGGATTACCAACCCTGTTTACATCACAAAAGCCAGCCCCCGCTACGCAGTAACCAGCCCATTCAACAGGAGGGGGTTTTACGCCCCTCCTTTACATCATACTACTTTAAGTACCCGAAGCACCGAAAATACCAAGCGGGTCAGAAGCGCCGAAGCTGTAACGCTCACGGCTCTTATAACGCACGTTGCCCGTATCGAAGTCACCGTCCATACCCGTAGACAGCGGGGTACGAATAAAGTGTTTCAGACCGTTCGGTACGTCCGTGCAAAGGAACCAAGCGTTCGTGTCCGTCAGGAAGTGGTTAACACGATAACCTTCAGGAATTGAACCATTGTTCTTCAGCGCGTTGATGTCGTTGTTGTTGGTGCTAGTACGCAGTTCCGTTTCCAGAAGACGCGTAGCAACAAACATCAGGCTCGGGGGAACAATCAGCTTACGGGGTTTTGCAGCGATGAGCAGACCGCGCTCATCCGTCCAGCCAGCGATCTGAATAACAGCAGCCTCAAGCGAGGTTTCATTCAGGTCAGCAGCACCACCCGTGTTGCTGTTCGTACCGCCAGAAACGAGCGGATGCGAAGCCGAACACAGAACAACACCGTCCCCATAGGTCGGGCCACCAGCAAAAGCGTTGTTAAGGATTGCAGCAGCCTTAACTTGCTTGGTGTACGACATAGCACGAGCCAGACCCTTGGTATAACGAGCCGAAAGGCTGTCATACAGGTTGTCTTCGACAGCCTCTTCCGTAATCGAGAAACCAAGAGCAATCGTTTCGTGTTGGTAACGAGCCGTCCAAGCTTCTTGGGCGTTGTCGTATTTAATAGCGTTACCTTCATTCTTGACAGGAGCCGCATTAAAGCCCGACAGTTTCGTCTCTTCTTCAAAAGAACGCTCAGAGGTTTCAGTCTCGAAAATCTCTTTATGCTCTTCGCCGTATTTCGCATACTCCAAACCAAACAGAGCATTCAAGCCGGGGAGAAGTTCTTTAAGTAGTTGTGCGCGTGAAATAGCCATTATTTATCTCCTTACGCCAACGCCGTTGTGTTGCGATACAGGTGGGCGAATTGGTTCCAAGAAACCAAAACTTCCACGAACGAACCAGTAGCTGGCGCGGTATCGGGAACAACGTCGATGATTTTGACAGGAAGCGTAGCGGAGGCCACACCAGCATTTTTAACACCTTGCGTACCATCACCAGTAGTCGTGCTGCCTGTGACTGTTTGGTAGACGATATCGACGTTCCCACCCACCAGAGCGGCACGGTTCGCCTGACTAGCAGACGGAGCGGCATCAGCGGCGGATTGAATGGCAACTTGCATCACCAGATCAGGATCGTCAGCGACAAAGGCAACGGTAGCATTTGCACCATCAACCGCGTTGGAGATCGTGGCGGGGTAGTATTGCCCGTACACGCGCTGACCAGACGAATTGATGTAGCTGCAACCCATGAAAATACCAACAATTGCCGTACCAGTATTGGTAACAGTGTTGTTGTTGATGCAACCATTGGTGGACATGATCACGCAATCACCAAAGAAAATATTGGTAGCGTGACCAGACGCAATAGCCATCTGCCGAGTGGAGCCAGCGAAAACTTGCCCCCCTAGCAGATTTACGGGACGAAACCCGTAAGCGGCTGAAACAGTAGGATAAGCCATATAAAACTCCTGAAAAGTTAGGTTATTTTTTACCTGATCCGAACGAAACCGTAGATTTGCCTTCTTTAAAGAGAGGCATCCTAGGGTCATTTTGTTTCATAAGATTATTATCTACTGCCGCCATTTGGTTATCAGCCTCTTGACGATAATGTGCCGCACTAGCTTCCATAGCTTCTTTGGGCGCTTTACAAAGCAATAGACCACCAATCTCAATACTTCCGGGGAACCTTGACTCCCGATCATTCAGAGTAAAAACTTCTGGATAATCTTCGGCCTTACAAGGTTCCCACCCCTCGCGGAAACGGGCGGATACGTTGATATTGTCGGATTTACCGAGAATTCCGGTACGAACCCAACGATGAACCCATCCATCACGTTCTTTTACGGTAGGGAGAATTTGCGGCGGTGCCCAATCTTTCACACGTTCACCTTCAGTGCGAGTCTGGGAGTCACGAGTTTGACGAGGTTCAGCCATTTTGGCCTCCGTTTAAAAGTGCTACTTGTCGGGCATACTCTACGAGAGGTATGTTTAAACGCTTTGCAATGGCAACCTGCGTCTGTGTCAGCGCAACTCTTTTCGTCCCTGTGGCTGTTCTAGTCACGGGAGCAACTACGGTCGCGGCGCGTTTTTGGCGAGGGGCTTCCTCGGGGTCTCCCCATCCGTAATCGGGGAA